TGGCACGATCCTGTTCAGTGAAATTGGTGGTGTCGAGAATCGCGCTGCGACGAGCACGCTCCGCTGACAACACAGACTGGTACTGAGTGACAGCGCCCTGGGCGGCTTTGTCCTGAAGGATGTCTTGGGCCTGTGGCGAGAGACTCCGCACCACAGCACGTTGCTGAGGATCAGAGGAACGGATCAGCTCAACAGGGTCCTGAGTAGCGAGCAGTTCACCAACCTGACGGTTGGCCTGCTTGGTGAGTTCACTGTTGATGATGGGGGTTGCGACCTTGGTCAGCCCCTCGATGAAGTTGGTGACTTCAGCAGCCTTGGCCTGACCATTACGGAGGACGGTTTCAGGGCTACGGAAATCAAGTAACGGTCCATCAGCAGACCGCGTTGTACGGGGTGCTGAACCAACATCGGGGAGCATCGGTGTTGGTACACGCCCCAGTGCATCAACACGACCAGTTGAGGGACGGCTGTACATCTATCAGCAGCCCTTGGTGTTGCCTTTAGAGCCCTTCCCCTTCTTCCCTGCCATAGTTTTAATAACACCAGATGCCTGAAGGTTACCCCTATGAGTCGTGCTTCGGAAGCACTACTGGCGCAGATTCACGGGCTTGTAGGAGCCGAGATTGTGTCGTTGTTGCATTCGGATGATCCACGTGAGCGCGTTGCGGGCCTGGATCGTGCAATGAAGTTCCTCAAAGACAACAACATCACTGCAACGGTAGAAGCATCTGTGCCACTGCAGCAGATTCAACAAGCGATGCCTAGTGCAGAAGAGCTTGAGAAGTTAATGATGATGACCCCCGATTAAGCCATGCCCGCCTCTACCCACGCTGCCGGTCACGCTGCCGGTGCTCCACTCACCTTCCCCCTGGTGATGACTGACGGCACCAACCGTGTCTTCACCTCATTCCAGCTCCCAGCTGCTCACTGGCACCTCGGTACACCGACCTACCCAACGGTGACCCAGACCAACATCAGCAGCTGGACCTTCTGATGCTGGACGTTGACTGCATCGAACCAGAGCTGATCAAGGTGTGCCTCACGGAGGATGGCTTCACCAGCTGTTGCTACGTCACCAGCCACCACCTGGTCCCCGATAAGGAACCACAGCTACGTGCCGCCAACCTCCGTGCTGCTGCCGCAGCCCTAGAGCCAGCTACTGCCGCCGCCTGACATCGCATCAGCCGTTCTGGCCTGCTCCAGGCTCATCCCCATCGCGGCACGATCAGGCGTCATCAACAGGTGACCATTCCAATCCGCCAGGTGCGCTTCCAGTAGCTCGGTGTGACGTGCGGACTGTCTTGTCCGTTGATCTTGTGCGGCCTGTTCCTGGAACCACTGGACACACATGGCCCAGGCATCCAGACGGTCATCGTGTAACAGGGAGCCACGGTCATGGGTCAACCTGGTCATCTGCAGGAACAGGCTGTAGCTGCTGTCTTTGTCATCCCCAGCGTTCTTGAGGATGTCCGCGTCAGCTTCAACCACCCGTCGATCTACCACCATCCGGTGGGTTTGCAGTACAGGTGCCAGGGTGTCGATGATCCGTAGCTCCTTCCGTTGATTGGAGCGGATGGGTTCAACGCGACATTGAGCCCCGGCCTTCACGAGGAAGGGTTTTAGCAACTGGGAGTAGACCTCCAGGCCACCAAAGTTCGTCTCCACCAAGATCTCGTTGACATGGTGTTTCTTGGCTGTCATGGCGAGCTTCTCCCATAAGCTCTCGCCAACGCCCCCCAGGCGTCCACCGGATTCCATCAGGAAGTAGTTGCCACCCCATGCTTTGACGACCGCGTAGGCGAACTCATCAGAGCCACCCCCTGATGGATCGAGTGCCATGACGGTGGGAACGTCATCAACCGAGATGCTGCCCTCCGTGTGAGCAGGGCGATAGAACCTGGGGTCATGCGCCATGCCAACACAGGGCAGGTCATCCAACGCCAGGTGTTTCGCCTTCTCATACATCAACACCTCCGGTAGGTATTGATCGAGGTGCATCACCATCAAGTCCCCGCACCGCAGGGGGTATCTCTCGATGTCTGAGAGGGTGGCATCAAGGAGGAACTGCAGCTTCCACTGCATGGGGGACATGGATAGCTCCCGTTGCAGAAGCTCGTCTTCACTGAAGCGGGTATCAGTGGGACGACCTGTGGCGACACCCAACCGCTTCTCAATCAACGGTGCCAAGGCCCCCTTATACGGGGTGACATCCGATGGCACCCTGGCGGGCCACATCCGCATCTCGTAGTTCAGATCCCGCTGCAGCGCGAAGTAGATCGAGTCAGTGCTGCTATGCGGCGTGCCGAGGTACACGATCTCTGGTGTGGCACCAGGCTTGAGGATCGCCTCCAGCTCGTTCAAACTGTTTCTCAACTTCTCACGTTGGACTTGCGTGAGACACGTTTGAGGTGTTTCGCAGTCGTCAACCAGGATCGTGCTGGCCCGGCTACCCGTGATCTGTCCCGTGATTCCCGCAGCGCGGACACTCGGGCTCTGCTCGATGTTCTGACACGTCCCAACGTCAAAGTTGATCCGGCTATACCGACCGTCATGACTATCTGGCTGCATGTGCTTCAGCCATGGCACACGACTGATCGTCTGCAACAACCACGCTGTCATTGCCTCTGACCTCGACATCGAGGCACTGATGATCAAAATCTTCTCGTCTGGATCGTGGTACAGCTTCCACAACAAATACATCGCTGACAGCGTTGACTTCCCGCAACCACGGAACGCTGCAATCACACGCCTCTTTGGACCATTCTCCAGATACTCCAATATCTGCAGCTGCACCGGTGTTGGCGTATCTGCCATTGACAGCTCACGCATCAACAGCGTCGTGAACTGACTCAATGGCATCTGTTGCATCACTTCCTCCTCTTCCTCTTCTTCTGTTGAACACTGTCAACAGGTTGACACATCTTCTCCTCCTCCAACATCCGTATCAACTCCACCCTCCCAGGTGGCTCCCCTGGTCCTCCCCTCCCTGGATCCAGTAACTCCCCCCAGTTCACCTACAGCCTCTTCTTACTCCAGCTCCTCTCCATCCCCAACGCCTCCTCTGCCCTCATCCTCCCTATCTCCCTCATCCTCTCCTCCCTCTCCTCTGCCCACCTCGGCCTCTCCCACTGCTGTCTCCCCCTCTCCCTCCTCATCTCCTCCTCCCCCCTCTGCTCCTTCACATCCTCCCAATACGTCTTCACACCTGCCTGTTGCCTCGCCCTCTCCTCCCTCCTCTTCACCAACCCATACACCCACCTCACCCTCACCGTCCACGCTTCCTCCGGATACCCACGCATCCTCTTGATAAATCCCTTGCACTCCTCCTCACTCCACCCAGCTACCTTCTCCTCCCACTCACCCCTAAACACTGCATCCACATACAACCTCGCCCCCATCTCAACCCTCATAAACATTCCTCCCTCACACCCTACTACACCCTGTCAATGCTTGACACCCCAATTACGCTGGTCTAACCCCACGTAAACGCCTCTCTAAAGCCTCCCCTCCCTCTCCCCTATCCACTCCTCCTCACCTCCCTCCCCCTCCGCAACTCCGATTACTCACCCCCTCCCCCACACCGTCCCTAATTCCCAAGCGCCTTCGCGCTAGTACGAGCACCCGCGGATTCCCCCATGGGGGTGCGGTTGCATGCGGTGGGGGCGGTCCTGCCCAACGCCCACCAACACTGGGGTTTCAACGGACTACCAGTCCGCTTGACTGCACCAAACAGTTGGGAGACAAGAGTTGAGTTGGTTAATTCATCTCAACTCTATCAAACTTCTTCCTGCACGTATTCAAACAAGCACCGACCCATCGGCCGCGTTAAGTAACAGGAGAGAAGCACCTGCATCTATGGAGGTGCGTAAGGAGAATCGGATAGGAGAAGCTAAGGAGATACGGGGGAGAGTAATTAACTCAACATTGAATAAGAAGAGAGGAGCGATTGCGATAAGAGAGGTTTCACGGCGAGTGAAACCGAACAGCAATCGCAACAGATTCGAAGAGGATGTGATCACGCAGTGATTACATCCGACTCTGCGATAGGTGCATCTAGGGTTAATAGAAAGGATTTAAGGCTGTTTTGGCTGTTAGGGGATGAGGGATAGGGAGTGATGGGGAGCGGTTGAGGGAGTCCGGTGAAATGCACCATGTAGTGGTGGGAAGGGATTTGGGCAGAGGTTGAACAGCAGGCTTCGCTGCGCTCAGCCCTGCGGAGGTTTGATGAACAGCCGAACAGCCAGGAACAGCCAGGCCCTACGGGCCGGGAGAGGCTTGGGAGTTGAAGGGAGATGGGTCGGCCTGGGCTGCGCCCGGCCTCCATCACCCTGCGGGGCTAACAGCCGGAGCAGCTATGGAGCAGCAGTAGGAGCAGCTTTGGAGCA